TGTTATAACCACTGGTAATTTTCAGTGGGTTAACGGCGTTAAAGATACAAAAGTTGTATTTATGCCTTCACCGCAAGGTCGCTTTAGAGTATCCTGGATACCCAATGCGAATATGCAGAACAAGCAAATTGTTAAGAATGGCGTTAAATACCCGGGTAATGAACACGTCGGCGCTTTTGGTTGCGATAGTTACGACATTTCAGGAACTACCGATGGAAAAGGTTCGAAAGGCGCATTGCACGGGCTTACCAAGTTCAGCATGGAAGATGCACCACCAAGTACATTCTTCCTCGAATATATAGCTAGGCCGCAAACCGCAGACATATTTTTTGAGGATGTATTGATGGCTTGCGTGTTTTATGGTATGCCAATATTGGCTGAGAACAACAAACCCAGACTGCTTTATCATTTTAAACGCAGGGGCTATAGGGGTTACTCAATGAACCGACCTGACAGATTATGGAACAAACTTTCCGTAACAGAAAAAGAAATAGGCGGTATACCAAACTCTAGTGAAGACATGAAGCAAGCGCACGCCGCTGCTATTGAAATGTATATAGATAAATATGTTGGGTTACAAGAAGACGGGCAATATGGACGCATGTATTTTAACAACACATTAAACGATTGGTCTAAATTTAATATAAATAACCGAACCAAATATGATGCTTCTATTAGTTCTGGTTTGGCTATTATGGCTTGTAACAAAGATTTATATAGACCGGTTGGTAAATTAGAAAGAACAAAACTTAATCTCCACATTGCAAAATATAAGCAAGACGGATATACTTCAGAAATAATAAAATAACATATGGCTGAGTCAGTTGTAAATAATGCATTCCCAAGCCAAGTGGCGAGCGACCTGGAAAAGGTTTCTTACGACTATGGGTTGAAGGTTGCTAGAGCTATTCAAAACGAATGGTTCTCTAGTAATTCTGGAGCTACGCGTTTTAGAAGCAATCAGAATACATTCCATAATTTAAGACTGTATGCTCGTGGCGAACAAAACGTACAAAAATATAAAGACGAGTTATCCGTAAACGGCGATTTGTCTTACCTCAATCTTGACTGGAAGCCTGTACCTATTTTATCTAAGTTTGTAGATATAGTTGTTAATGGCATTGCTGATCGGTCTTTTGATATTAAAGCATATTCTCAAGATCCGTACGGTGTCGATAGACGCTACGCTTATTTAGAATCTATTATAAAAGACTTAGAAACAAAAGAGCTTAATGATTTTGCAGCGGAAAATTTTGGTATTAACTTGTATCAAAACGACCCCGCGACGCTTCCAGAAACAAAAGAGGAGCTTGAGCTACATATGCAGCTTAGCTACAAGCAGGGGGTTGAGATTGCCGAGGAAGTGGCTATTAATACACTTTTAGACGGTAATAACTATGATCTTACAAAACGTAGATTATATTATGATTTAACAACGCTAGGTATTGCGTCTGTTAAAAACCGTTTCTCGGAAGCAGAGGGGGTGGTCGTTGAATACGTTGATCCTGCGTATATGGTTTATTCATATACGGACTCTCCGTATTTTGATGACATTTACTACGTGGGTGAAGTTAAATTCTTACCTATTAATGAACTTAAGAAGCAATTCCCGGAATTGACAGACGAGCAGCTTGAAAAAATTCAAGGTCAGGGTAGTAAAAACTATGGACGCGGATTTGACCAAGGGCTATTAAATTACGATCAAAGAGATAATAATACCGTTCAAGTACTGTACTTTAACTATAAGACGTACATGAACGAAGTATATAAGGTTAAAGAAACCGCTACGGGAGCTTCAAAGGTAATTGTGCGCGATGACCAATTTAACCCACCTGCAGACTCTGAAGAGTTTGGCAAACTAAGTCGCTCGCTTGAGGTTCTTTACGAGGGAGTACATATTATCGGCACGGACATTTTGCTTAAATGGGAAATGGCTAAAAATATGATGCGCCCAAAAAGCGACTATTCTAAGGTTAAAATGAATTATAGCATTGTAGCGCCTAGAATGTACAAAGGTCGCATTGAATCTATTGTTAGCCGATGCACAGGGTTTGCTGATATGATTCAGATTACACACTTGAAGTTACAGCAAGTTTTAAGCAAGATGATGCCTGACGGCGTTTATATGGACGCTGACGGTCTTGCTGAAATTGATTTGGGTAATGGCACAAATTATAACCCGCAGGAAGCGCTGAACATGTTCTTCCAGACGGGTTCTGTTATTGGCCGCTCATTCACCAGCGAAGGTGATATGAATCCAGGTAAAGTACCTATTCAGCCATTACAAACAGGCGCGGGTGGTCAAAAGCTACAGACACTCATTCAGACATACAACTATTACTTGCAAATGATTCGTGACGTAACGGGTCTAAATGAAGCGCGTGATGGTTCAATGCCTGATTCAAGAGCCTTAGTGGGCGTACAAAAATTAGCAGCAGCAAATTCTAACACTGCAACTCGCCACATACTTGATGCTGGTTTATTTTTAACAGCGGAAACCGCGGAATGTTTATCGTTGCGTATTTCCGATATTATTGAATATCACCCCGCTGCTGAGGCGTTTATACAGAAAATTGGTGGGCACAATGTAGGCATATTGAGCGAATTGTCAGAACTTCATTTGCACGATTTTGGTATTTCGTTAACGCTAATGCCGGACGAAGAAGAAAAGCAGTTATTGGAAAACAATATTCAGACAGCATTATCTGCTGGGCTTATTGACTTAGACGATGCTATCGACATTAGAGAAGTGCGAAACTTAAAACAAGCTAACCAGTTGCTTAAGTTACGCCGCAAGAAAAAGCAAGAGCGCGATCAAATGATGCAGCAGCAAAATATGCAAGCTCAGGCTCAAGCAAACGCGCAGGCACAACAAGTAGCAGCGCAAGCTGCAATGTAGAAGGAGCAAGTTAGCATGCAGACTAAAGCACAACTTGAACAAATTAAAGGTCAGATTGAGCAGGAAAGAATGAAAGCTGAAGTTGCCGCTAAGAAAGAATTAATGGAGCTTGAATTCCAGTACAACCTAAAGCTTAAGGGTATGGAAACGGAAGCGACTAAATTAACTGCACAACAAAAAGAAGATCGCAAAGACGAGAGAACAAAAATACAAGCTTCTCAGCAAAGCCAATTAATTGAGCAAAGACAGAAGCAAGCACCTCCAAAAAACTTTGAATCAGGAGGTAACGACATTATGGGCGGTGGTTTCGGTTTAGGAACCTTCGATCCTAAGTAATAATAAATACATATAATTATATAATATCTTATCATGAGTGAAGAAACTACTAACCCGATGGGCATCGACGATGATGGTACCATCAAAATAGATCTGCGACAAAATGCCGTTCAAGAGCAAAGCACAGATGAGGTTCCTGTACGCGACGAACCCGCAGTTAGCGAAGAAGTACCAGTCGAAAACCTCGAAGCAACAACTGAAGAACCTGCCGGAGAGAACGCCGTTCAAAATGAAGAGCCCGTTTCCAATGTGCAGCAAGAAGCACTAGAAGAAGAACCTGTTCTAATGGAAATTACAGAAGAGCAGGTTGAACAAGCGGCAGAACAGCTACAGGATCAGGTTGACGACGCGGTTGAAGAAGCCGCGCAATCAGGCGTAGAGCTTCCTGAGAACATTCAAAAAGTTGTTGACTTTATGAATGACACAGGTGGAACATTAGAAGACTATGTGCGCCTTAATACGGATTACTCGCAGTTAAACGAAGATCAATTACTTCGTGAGTACTACCAAAATACTAATCCACATTTAGACAAAGAGGATATTGATTTTATGCTTGAAGACAAGTTTTCTTATGAAGAAGACATTGACGATGAGCGTGAAATCCGCCGTAAGAAAGTAGAGCGCAAGCAGGCACTTGCAAACGCTCGCAACCATCTTGATGGCTTAAAGTCTAAATACTACGACGAAATTAAAATGGGGTCACGATTGACTTCAGAACAACAAAAAGCAGTTGAATTTTTCAACCGCTATAATAAAGAGAGTGCGGAAGCGGCTGAGGTTAATAAACGACAGACTCAGCGCTTTTTATCGGAAAGCGATAAAGTTTTCAGCGAAAATTTTCAAGGGTTTGATTATAACGTTGGGGACAAGACTTACCGCTTTAAGGTAAAAGATGCAGGGCAGATCAAAGAGTCCCAAAGCAACATTAACAACTTTATCAAGAAGTTCTTGAACGAAAAAGGGGAAATGACTGATGCTAAAGGATATCACAAATCACTGTTTACAGCCATGAACGCGGATCAAATTGCACAACATTTTTATGAGCAAGGCAAAGCCGATGCGGTTAAAAATAGTATGGCGGCAACCAAAAACGTTGACATGAACCCGAGAGGGGTTCACGAAAAAGTTACAACGGCAAACGGTTGGTCTATACGCGCAGTAGATTCCGATTCAGCAACCTCTTCTAAACTCAAGGTTAAATTTAGAAAATAATTCATTTAAAAATAATTAAGAAATGAGTTTTGCAACTTCGCCAAGTTCTTTGGCAAACTTAGCTCACCTTACTCCTCGCCCAGTAAAGGCGGCTTACGGTGACAACTATTTGAACTTTGCGGCTGCTGACTTTGGTCAATGGACGCAACAATTCCTCCCTGAGGTATACGAAAAAGAAATCGAGCGTTACGGTAACCGTACTGTTTCTGGTTTCTTGCGCATGGTGGGTGCTGAAATGCCTATGGCTTCTGACCAGGTTATCTGGCAAGAGCAGGGTCGTTTGCACATCGCTTATGATGATGCAGTGGTAGCAACAGCTTCTACAATTACATTCCCTGCAGGTCACTTGATCGGCAAAGGTATGACTTTGGCATTGAACAATGGCTACACTACACACAAAGCTTACGTTTCTAACGTATCTGGCCAAACTGTAACTGTAGAATTGTACGACACTTCTGACGGTGACTTGCCTTCAGCATGGGTTTCTGGAACTGAAACTTTGAACGTATTTGTTTACGGTTCTGAGTACGCTAAAGGTTCTAAAAACGCTGGTAACTCTATCGGTGCTTCTTTCACAACTTTCAGCAATAAACCAATGATCCTACGCGATAAGTACAGCGTTAAAGGTTCTGACGTTGCTCAAATCGGTTGGGTTGAAGTTACTTCTGAAGCTGGTACTTCCGGTTACTTGTGGTACTTAAAGTCTGAGCACGAGTCTCGTCTACGTTTTGAGGACTACCTTGAAATGAGCATGGTTGAAGCTGAAAAAGCACAGTCAACTATCACTCAAAACAGCGCTGACTTTGGAACTGCTGGTAAAATCGAAGGTTCTCAAGGTTTGTTTGCTGCATTGGAAGAGCGTGGTTTGGTATTCAACGACAACAACTTCAACGGCAGCACTAATGCATTTACTGGTATCGACGAGTTCGACTTGATCTTGAACGAACTAGACAAGCAAGGTGCTATCGAAGAAAACATGATGTTCTTGGATCGTACTACATCTTTGCACATTGACAACATGTTGGCGCGTATTAACGCTCCTCACGGATCAGGTGCATCTTTCGGTGTATTCGAAAACAATGCTGAAATGGCATTGAACCTAGGATTCTCTGGTTTCCGTCGTGGTTCTTACGACTTCTACAAAACTGACTGGAAATACTTGAACGACTCTGTTACTCGTGGCGCTATCGGCGATATCCAAGGGGTAATTGTTCCTGCAGGTACTTCTACAGTTTACGATCAAATGATGGGTCAAAACATTACTCGTCCATTCTTGCACGTACGTTACCGTGCGTCTGAGGCTGACGATCGTCGTTTGAAGTCTTGGGTTACAGGTTCAGTTGGTGGTAACTACACTAGCGACGCTGATGAAATGAACGTACACTTCCTTTCTGAGCGTGCACTTTGTGTTCAAGCTGCTAACAACTTCGTATTGTTGAAGAAAACTACTGCCTAATTAGCGTAGTTATCATAATATCACCCTCGGCTTAGGCTGGGGGTGATTATTACCTTTATTTAATTTTATTATATCATGGCAGAAGCTAAAAAACCCGCGGCTAAAAAAGCCGCACCAAAAGTTACAGCACCCGTTGCTGAAGCTACGGCGCCAAAAGCGCCTAAATGGGAATACAAGGATCGTTTGTACGAATTAACCTCAGAACGTCGCCCTTTAGTATTTACAATTCCAAGTATGCACTCTCAGTTAAACCCTTTGCTTTATTTTGACGAAGAAAAGGGTTACAACAGAGAACTGCGCTACGCAACTAATCAGCGAAGCTGCTTTGTTGACGAACAGGATGGAAGCGCCACATTAGGTCGCATTGTTATGCGTGACGGTGTTTTAAGAGTACCTAAAGAAAACGTGGTTTTGCAACAATTGTTATCATTGTATCACCCATATACTAAAAAAGGAATTATTAAGGAATACAATCCAGAGCGCATTGCCGAAAACCAAACAGAGTGGATTGAAATGGAACTTGAAGCAATGATGGCGGCAAGATCTATGGATATTGATGAGGCAGAAGCAATATTGCGTGTAGAATTGGGATCTAAGGTATCTCAGATGTCTTCTAAGGAGATTAAACGCGATGTGCTTGTATTTGCACGTAATCAACCTGGTTTGTTCTTAGAACTCGCGAATGACGAAAACGTTGCTTTGCGAAACATTGGAATTAAAGCTACAGAAATGGGAATTCTTAGCCTATCCGATGACCAACGAACATTTACATACGGAACAAACGGTCGTAAAGTTATGACGGTTCCGTTTAATGAACACCCATACTCAGCTCTTGCTGCTTACTTTAAAACAGATGAGGGCATGGAGGTATTACGAGCCGTAGAGAAACAGCTATAATACATACTTTTTGTGATTAGGCTGCTGTAACAGGCGGCCTAATTACATAATATACATAAACAAATATACAATGGCAGTAAGCGTAGATACAGTATACCAGAGAGTGCTGGCTATCTTAAACAAGGAACAGCGCGGTTATATCACGCCTCAAGAATTCAATCTATTCGCCAATCAGGCACAGATGGAAATCTTTGAGCAATATTTTTATGATATTAACCAGTTTGGTCGATTACCTGGTAATGACACAGAGTACTCAGACATGCTTAATATTCTTAATGAGAAAATTAACTTGTTTGCTACATCGGCTACGCTTGTGCGTGACACCGGTTCAACACCTAATCACTTTAATCGCCCCGCCGATCTTTATAGAATGGGGACTATTCTTTTTGGCGGCAATGAAGTAGAGCGCGTAAATAAAAATGAATATTTATATATTCAAAACTCGCCGCTGGCAAAACCCACAAACGATTTCCCTATATACATAGAATTTACAGAAGGTTATAGAGTTTTTGGCTCAGATGAGAAAACTGCTGATGTAACGTGTAATTATATTAAAAAGCCAGCAAAGGCTGTTTGGGGATACCGCACTGTAGACGGAGTTTCTTTATACAACTCTTCGTCTTCTACCGATTTTGAATTACACGAATCAGAAGAAACAGAATTAGTGCATAAAATCATTCAACTAGCAGGTCTAACCATTAAAGACATGGCTTCGGTGCAAGCAGGTGCTAGTATGGAGATGAAAAAACTACAACAAGAAAAAGCTTAATAGATGGGATTAATTAACGAAACACAGCAAAGTTACTATCTAGGCACAGATGGCAACTGGAATAGTAACGACGAGGATTACGGTAATTACCAGTTTATAAGCGTTAAAGATATAGTAAACAACTTTATGGTTGCTTACGTGGGTGAAGGTAAGATCATTAGCAAAATAAAACGTACAGACGCTGCATTTCATGCTAAGCGTGCTTTGCAAGAATTGTCTTTTGACACATTGCCTTCTGAAAAAGCTATAGAAATAGAATTAGGGCCAGCTTTAGAAATGATCTTGCCTCAAGATTATGTAAACTATGTTAAATTCACATGGACAGGTAGCGATGGCATTGAGCACGTCATTTACCCCGCAAGAAATACTAGCAATCCAACAGCGTATGTTACAGATTCAAACGACGAATATACGTTTGATGGTTCGGGTAATGTTATTGTTGCGAGCAAATCTGAAACGCTCAAAAAATTTGAAGGGGCCAACCAGTCTGAAACCAACAAATCAGAGCTAAGCACTTCTGAACTTTACAATCTTTATCGTCATGGCCGCCGTTATGGCCTTAGCCCGGAAGACGCGCAAGGCAATGGCGTATTTTACATTGACAAACAAAAGGGCATTGCACACTTTAGCTCAAATCTGGTTAATCAGATTGTTACCCTAAAGTACATTAGCGACAGCTTAGGCACAGACGAAGAAATGCGTGTGCACAAGTTTGCTGAAGAGGCAATGTACAAATATATGGCTCACGCTGTTCTAGCGACAAGAGCAAACACTCAAGAATACATTATTCAACGCTTCAAAAAAGAAGCGTTTGCCGCAAAGCGTGTGGCGAAGCTACGCATGTCTAATCTTAAAATTAGCGAGCTAGCGCAAGTAATGAGAAATCAGTCTAAGTGGCTTAAACACTAATATATGCCTAAATTAACAAGAAACTTCACCCAGGGGAAGATGAATAAAGACCTAGATAGTAGGTTGATTCCGCCTGGACAATATAGAGATGCGCTGAATATTCAAGTAGCAACTTCAGAAGGTTCTGACGTTGGCGCAGTGCAAAATATATTAGGTACAACACTTACGACCCAAAGAAAGTCTGCCAGCATTGTATGGCAAACAAACTTAGGGTTTGGTTCTGTTAATCCTAAAATTATAGGAATTTATAAAGATTCGTTAAACAATAAAATATATTATTTTGTTACAGACGGAGCTAATAAGCACGCTATTATGGAATACAGCGTGTCTACAAACTATCTGCTTGCTGTAATTTCCGATACTCGTACATCTGGTAATGTATTAAATTTTAGTGAAGATTATCCAATTACTGGAATAAACATTCTTGACGGAATATTGTTTTGGACAGACGATCTTAATGAGCCTAAAAAAATAAATATTGAGCGTTTTATAGATGCGACAAATTCATCTTTAACGGACAGCATAAATGCTACAACATCTATATATAGTCGTTTATTTAAAGAAAGTGATATTACCGTAATTAAGCCGGCACCAAAGCAGGCTATTAGTGTAGACGCGGTTTCTACTGCTAGTGATGCATTAGGTTATGATGGCGAAGGCACAGTTGAGGGCCTTGGCACGGGCATACAGCCCGTTCAGGTAGACGCCAACTTTACGGACGCTAATGATTTTGCATTAACCAATGGTGACACAATTAGCATAGGATGGAGTGCAAGTCAAGCTATTGGACCGCTAAGCGAGTTTAATAATAAAGACGTTGTACTTACACACGAAGCAACAAGATCTGACGGTACAAAAATAAAGTACGTAGTGGTGGGTACATTAAGCTCTCTTTTAGGCATTTCCGTAGGTAATAAAACATTTTATACTAATGCCACTTTAACAATAATCAGCGCCACGCCTGATATACCTTCTACAGTATTAACGTACGATATGGTTCTTCTTGAAGATGAACCTATATTTAAAAATAATTTCCCTAGGTTCTCTTATAGATGGAAATACGAAGATGGGGAATACTCTACTTATGCGCCTTTTAGTAAAGCTGCGTTTGTGCCCGGCAATTTTGAATACGAACCGGAAAACGGGTTTAACCTTGGCATGGATGATAATATCCGAAAGATTACTCTTACTTTTCCTACAGATACGTACTCTTTAGCGCCGGCTGATGTAACAGAAATTGAAATACTTTATAAGGGTGTAGACTCTAATAATGTATACGTTTTAGATTCCCATAAAACAAGCGCCGGGTCGTTAAGCACTTTTGTGATTAAAAAAGATCTTTTAGGGCCAGTAGTTGAAAGCGTTCAATTGCTTAGATTGTACGACGATGTTCCGCGTAAAGCAAAATCTCAAGAAATTATAGGCAACCGTGTAGTTTACGGTAATTACCTGCATAATTACAACCTTGACGATTCAGGGTTAATTATTACAGGCGGTGTTAACTCAGCGGCCTTTACTGATGGTGAAAAATACAAAGGCTTAGAAAGTGTTAAGACAGATAGAACATACCAAATAGGCGTTTCTTTTTTAGATAAGTTTAATAGAGAATCGCCTGTATTCACAACTAAAGATGCTGCGGTAAAACTAACTGCTAAAGACGCCGAAAAGAAAAATACATTACAAGCATCATTAGCAATAACCAACCCACCAGATTGGGCTGAATATTACAAATACTACGTTAAAGACCCAGCGCCCGAATATTACAACGTTATACTTGACAGATATTATAATTCAGATGATGGCAATATTTGGTTAAGTTTTCCTTCCCCAGAAAGAAATAAAATTAGAGAAGGCGATTATATAATTCTTAAAAAGCAACACGGTACAGATAAGCGTGTTTACATAAATAATAAATATAAGGTTCTTGATATACAAAACGAGGCACCTGCCTTTATAAAAAGAACAAATCAAGCAGCGGCGGTGGCCGAGCTAAAAATTGCTGACGTTTCTGCCGACGTTTCTGGTAAAATTTTAAAATTTACAGGGCCTACTGTTACCGATTTTGAATACTTTGTTAATTCGCTAAAAGGCGGGAACACCATACAATTTAGATCTACTGATGGCGTAAAAACATCGGAAATATATAAAATTGCTAATGGCGGAGCCAAAGGAGATGCCAATACCAGCAATAAAGAATACAAAATAGAACTAGCCAATGGAACGGGGCTAACAGATAATGATGCGTGGATAACCTCCCTGCAAGATCATAGCACTATTGAAGCGCTTGTATACGATCAAACGTCAGAATTACTACCGGAGTTCCAAGGTAAATTTTTTGTAAAAGTGCCTGCAACTCCATCATTTAATGAGGATATTGCGGATGGGCAACGTGCAGAAGAAATTATTAATGTATTAAGATCTGCGGATGGGATTACCGCCACACATACCGTGTCGAGCAGCGATCTTTTCCAAAAGCTAGCCTACGGTGGTGCTACAGGCGATTCAGGCGAACCCAATAATGGCCCAGATGATGCAACCAATGAGTTTGACTTACATTTGTACCTAAATAGAGCTGAAGACGACGACATATCTACAATAAGAATATTTCCAGATAAAGAGCTTCAAAAAACCTTTAATGACATTAAAAAGGGCGTCCGTATTAGATTTAGAAATTCAGATGGTAATACCGGTAAAACATATTTGGTAACCAATGTTACCGAACCAAGCCCCAACCCGTATAGTTATAACGAAAACGGTTTTGACTTTACATTCATGAAAAAAACTGTCACTGTAGATAGATATTTTGATGATGATCTAGGCGCCGATCCGAGTGAATTGCAGATTGTAGAGTCTTCATTAGGCAGTGTTAATGCTGTTCCAAACCCTGCTGTTTTTGAAACACAGCCATTGGAACTAGCGGATTTAGATATTTACTACGAAGCTACAGATGCCTTAGAAATTGGATCAAACGGCGCTAATCTTAGTAATACCGTGTCGCTTGACTTTAAAAATTGCTATACATTCGGCAACGGCGTAGAGTCCAATAGAATTAGAGACGACTTTAACGCACCACTTTTAGGCAAAGGCGTGAGGGTGAGCACAGTACTGCAAACACCATATGCTGAAGAAAGATTATACGCAAGTTTGATATATAGCGGTATTATGAACACAAGGGCTGGTATTAATAATTCTAATCAATTTACCACCGCTGTAAAAATAACAAAAGATCTTCCTAATACATATGGCAGCATACAGAAATTGCATGCTCGCGATACCAATCTAATAGCCCTGCTTGAAAATAAGGTATTTAGCATATTGGCTAATAAAGATGCTTTATTTAATGCTGATGGAAATGTTAATTTAGTTTCAACTAATAATGTTCTTGGCCAAGCAGTTCCTTATTCAGGTGAGTTTGGTATTTCAAA